ATTATTAATTTGAATTCGTATGATCTCTTGATGGAATTAAAAGGTAGAAAGATAATTGATGCAACAGAACTTAAATTGTTTATATCAAGGTTACAATTTGTGGAAACTGAAGAATAACCAGGGCGTAAAGTAATTTCTCGCACCAGGCTATTTTGTTATTTTGTTCAACATCGATTGGTGCTATTGCTTCGATTCCTTGAGTAATTTCTTCACATCCCGTAGTTCTTTTAGAATCTTAAGTAAGACTTCGTGTGAATTCATAATATCACAGCGTTAGTACATTGCCATTGTCAGCATGTTTTGTAGGAGGCCATTGGTCGCGGATAGGACCAGAAGTAACTCCTTCTGGCATAAACATTCGAATCCAATCCGGTATGCTTTCACCCGATCCAAATGATTCTCCAAAAGCATCTATATTTGGAACCATGGTTCTTGCTGATTTAGCAAATAAGCGTAGATTAGCACTACTTTGGGTAGTTGATGGGTCTTGAGAATCGTTTCTTTGAAAGAAATCACCAACATTAGCACCTGACAACATAAATTCCGGTCTAACTCCACCATATTTCCACATAGGATAAGTTTGCCCTACATTGCGTGATGGTGCGATTGAACGGCCATTTGACATAACAGCTGCAACTTGAGCGATATGGTCTTCACGGATTAATCCCATACCATATGTAACAAGTGACGTCTTTTTACTTTCAACTGCACAATAAACGCTCAATGCAAGATTGTTTAGACCACCTTCATTTTCAGGGTCAGTATGTATAAACAATGTAACATACAATTTAGGCATATACCATGTAAAGGTAGGTCTTGCACTAATGAATCTATTAGGGAATTCTTCTTTGTAAGTAATTGCCCCTCTTTCCATCTCCCAAGTCTGCTTGAAGAGTACATTTTCTAAAGCTGCTGATGGTGCTCTTGATGGTCTGCCTGCAATTACCATATCAGTATAAATTACTGGCGTAGGTGTAAGTAACAATTCAAAATAAGCAATTCCGTCTAGTTCGGGGAAAGGATTGTCTAAGAAAGCATCACATTGAAGCATCTTATGCGACATGTTAGGCTTAAGATTAATCACCTTTTGAACTATAGCGAAACCATTAGTATCAAATGTTACATTGCTTTGTTCTAGTGATTCTCTAATTTCGTGTATAGGCATTACTTTCTCCTCCTTGAGTTCTTTTTCTTAGACTGTTTGCGCTTGTATGCAGGTGTCTTTTTGTATGCTTTCCAACCTTTAGCGAATCCCATCTTGGCATACTTTTTGGGTAGTCCAGCACCAGGAGCGCGCTTGCGTTTAGTAGGTGCTTCAGCAGCAACCTCAATATCCATATTCTCGGACATGTCCAACACATTACCGCCAGTAGGAACTAGGGTTTCGCCTGCTTTAATGTAAACAGTAAATTGAGGGTTTCCTTGCATTAAGTGCGCTTGATATGCAGGAATAGCAATCATATCTATTGGAAATACTGTTGTATTGTCTCCAATAATAAGACCAGTTACTCCACCAAGACCCGCACCAATCGCGCCACCAGCAGGGCCAAAGACAGAACCAATTGCCCCACCTAATCCCGCTAATGCTGAAGCAGACTTGACTTTAGATTCCGCCGCTTCTGTTTTGCTTCTTTTAGCCATTTAACCAACCCCTTCAAAGGTCGGTTGCTTGGGCCAACATTTCTTTAAGTTCGTCCTTTGTGACCTTAACAGGTTCTGCAATAAGCATAATATCAAGTTCAAGAGTAGCATCTGCATATTGCTTAACATTCTTTGCAGTAATTCCCATTAGAACATCGCTAACAACGACATAACCAGAAGGGTGCAAATCAGGAGTTCCATATTGTGTGTAACGGTTGTCTTGAGAAGTTATTACACCGCCGCCGTCTTCACTAATGGAACTTTCACGGATTGCGTTAAAGAATACATTAGGAGAACCGATACCGACATCTGCTCCAGCCTCATATGCAGTTGTAGAACCAAACATTTGAATGGATGCCTGGTTATTACCAGCGCCACCAAGAGCGCCAATTAAGTTTAGATTGACATTTCCAGTAGCCGTACTAGGGTTTCTCAACATAACTCTGGTCTCTTTTATTGCCAATCCTTCGTTGTTTACTACAGATGTATAATCGCTTAGATCTACTCTACCATATACAGTTGCTAGGTCTCCGTTTGCATCCAATGTAAATTGAAGTCTATCTCTTAAAATTAGGTCGTTTGCTTTTTTCGCCATACCCTATCATAAAAGGAACAATAAATAAATATAACTACTAACACTAATCTTGAACATCTGCGGCGAGATGCGGAGGAAATGGGGCGGAGTCCCATGAATCTGCACCAATATTAACTCTAAATAGAATTAATAATGAAATATATTATATATTCAGCCGTAGTCGGATAAAATATGAAGTGTTTCAATTGTGGCAAACTAAAAATGAGAACGATCTATCCAGAAGGTTATGTACAAAAAGTATGTGATATCTGCGGATATAAATCATATCCAATAAAAATACCAGTATCAATACCGAGGTGTCAAGAATGAAAAATCTTGAAAATGCTAATTCATGGTGTCCTCATTGTGATTGTAAATTAAGTATTGAAGTGACTCAACCGTACCAAGATTACACCTTCCGTGTTGAATTTATTTGTAAAAAATACAACGAATGTTTAGAAGCAGGAATTGTTATGTTGATGGAGGTTAAACAATGAAAAATTTACTCAAAAAGTTTTGTCGATGGGTTTTGGATTCAGAATTGACAGAATTATATTCTAAAGGTGTGCAAGATGGAGTTAATCAATATCATTATGATCCTTCATCTGCTTTATGGATGTTAGAACATGAAGAAGAAGAAGATAAATGCACTTGCCATGATGGTGAAATTGACATTTATTGCGAGTGGTGTTTCTAATGGGTCGAAGAAGAGTAAAAGAAAAACATATCCCGATGAGTCTTTCTATGCCCTATCGTTTGGTGATGCGTGTTGATTCATGTTTAGAATACAAACAATCCCGTTCAAAGTGGGTGCAAGGTGCAATAAAAGCAAAACTTGAAGATGAATCAATTATTAATTTGAATTCGTATGATCTCTTGATGGAATTAAAAGGTAGAAAGATAATTGATGCA